CGACATCCTCTCCACGCTGGCCGACGTCACCGAGGCGCTGAGTTTCAACAGGTGTCGATTTGACCTCTACGACGACGACCAAGAGGACGTTTGGAACCAGTGGGCCGGGGAGATCGACCTCGACTCCCTGCTTCGATCCTGCGCCCGAGAGCTCTTCAAGGTCTCGCAGGTCTACGTTGGCATGTGGTGGGGCCGACGCACCTACACCGTCAGGGACATCCCCATTCTCGATGCCGTCCGTCAGGTGGACCTGTTCTCCCAGAAGCGGCAGGAGGACATCCTCAACTCAGGAGCGACCCCGCCGCTCCCGCCCGACCCGAAGGAACTCCCCGGCCCCGGTCGGGGGAACCGGAAGCGGAAGAAGGAGTTCACGGTCGAGGTCCCCACGGCCATGACCATCTTCGACCCGACCAAGATCCTGCCGGTCGGGACGATGATGTTCGACCGCCAGCGCTACGCCTACATCGCCACCCGCGAGGAGTCCGAGGCCTTCGAGGCGGCGCTTCGCGGCGACGTCGTGGATTCCATGGTGCTCCAGTTGATCGAGCGGAAGTACACGCCCAACGGCGCTGACATCGCGGCCTGCGGCGAACTCGGCGTCACTGCCGACTACCTGTGGCTCATGCGCAAGGACTCGGTCTTCCGGCACACGCTGACCAAGGCCCAGTACGAGCGCTTCGCCTCGGTGCGCCTGAAGGGCGTGCTGCCGATCCTGGACATGAAGGATCATCTCCGGGCGGCCGATCGCGCGGCCCTCATGGGCAACGCCAACTTCATCGTCGTGATCACCAAGGGCAGCGACAAGTTGCCTGCGAAGCCTGCTGAGATCGACAACCTGCGCGAGCAGGCCAAGGTCGTGGCCCGCCTCCCCGTGCTCGTCGGCGACCACCGGCTCAACGTCACGATCGTCGCGCCGCCGCTAGACAACACCCTCATCGAATCGCGGTGGCAGGTTTTGGACAGCCGTCTGGTTTTCACGGCGCTCAAGTCCTTCCAGCCCATCGTGCAGGGCGGCAACGCCTCGGGGGGCGTGTCCGAGATGAGCCGGGTCGTCTCCCAGGGCCTCGACAATCGCCGCCATCAGCTCGTGCGGGCGCTCGAACAGCACGTCTTCGCCGCCATCAAGGAGCGGAACGAGAATCTGGACGAGAGTCCAAGTCTTGAGTTCCAGCCCAAGCGAATCAGCCTCGACTTCCAGGCCGATGTCATGAACGCGATCCTGAAGGTGCGTGACCGTGGCGACATCAGCCGGGAGTCCACGCTGGAGGAGATTGGCTTCGACGAGGACGTCGAGGTTCTGCGTCGGGCCAAGGAGAAGATGTACTACGACCGGGTGTTCTCGTCGAGCACCCCGTACTCCAGCCCCGTGGCCAACCCGTTCAGCGTGGGGGACAACAACAACCCGCCCACGCCGGGAACACCCACCCCGCCCAAGCAGGCCCCTGACGCTGGACGCCCGCCCGGATCCACCGATTCCCAGCCCCGTACAGCCAAGGCCGAACTAGAAGAGGAATGAGCCGAAACCATGACCATGACCACCCACACCTGTGACGAGCTCGGCTGCCATCGCACCTTCCTGAGCGAGCAGGCCCTGAGCGACCACGCCGCTGTCGTGCACTTCAACGAGATCCGCTCCCTCGTGGAGGGCGCGTGCCAGGACATGTGCAAGGACAGTTGCTACGTGGCCGACATGACGGCCGAGTACGTCGTCTTCGAGTGCTACATGGAGGGCATGGGCTACAAGCTCATGCAGTGCACCTACGAGATCGCCGACGACAACACCGTCACCCTCGGAGAGGCTGCCGAGGTCATCCGAATCACCACCTATGAGCCCAAGCCCGATGGCATGTCGATGCCGATGGATGGCAGTGGCGACACACAGAAGATGGGCGGCATGGGTGGTATGTCCATGCCGATGTCGGAGGACTAATCCATGGAGACGATCGTCTTCGATCGGGGCGGCAGCACCTTCATGGTGAATCAGGCCCGCCTGATCCACTCTGTCGATGAGATCGACCACGCCGGTCTCGACCACTCCGAGGGCTGGGACATCGATCAGGCGTCCCCGTTCATCACCTGGATCGCGGGCGATTTCGTCGAGGGCGACAAGGCCAACTCCAACAAGCAGTTCTGGACGGCGGGCGACCTCGAACTGGCCGAGTACACGATCAAGTACGCCCCGCTCAACATGGTCCACAAGTTTCGGACGCCCGTTGGTTTCTATGCCGCCACTCGGACGGTGAGTCTCCAGCGCGACCTCGAACTTGTGGATGGCTCCAGCCTCACGCTCGAAGACCTCGATCTCGACTCCGATGACCTTGAGTCCTTCATGGCCCTCGACGAGCTCCTCGCGGCGATCGAGGAAGAGGACGCGGGGGAGGATGACGAGGCCAAGAAGCACGTCGTCCACGCGCCGTACCTCATCAAGAAGCGTGGCAAGAAGTTCATCGTCGTGAACAGCATCGGCGAGACCAAGGCGACCTTCAAGACGCGCACGGCGGCGCTCGCCTACCAGCGCGCGCTCTACAAGAACGTGCCCGGCGCGGCCAAGATGGCAGCCCGGAAGGCCAAGGCCAAGGACAAGGCCAGCCTCGACGAGGCGACCGGCTCCATGAAGATCCAGGCGCTCTCGGGCCTGTGGTCGCACATCTTCCCTCAGGAGAACGCTCAGGCCGAGGCTGCCAGCGAGGAGGGGAGCCTGTTCTTCTCGATGGAGTGCCGGGGCTCCCATCTCATCTGCGCCGGGGATCTCGGCTGCGGTCAGAAGTTCGACTACGCCGACGCCGACTCCCACTGCGACCACCTCCTCTCCAGGACCTCGATCCGCCACATCGTGAATCCGGTCTTCCGGGGAGGGGCGCTCATCGTCCCCCCAACCAAGCCCGGCTGGAAGCAGGCGAGCGCCTCGGTCATCAACGAGGCAGTCATGGCCGAGGCCGCCTCATTCGCCGAGCAGACACAGGAGCAGTACACGGCGGTTGCGTCCAATGGGGGCATGACCGCATCAGCATGGGAGCACTTGATGGCCCAGGTGCTCGCTTCGGCTGATGGACGCTGAGACCACCACTTGCTCCTATTGCCACGCGCAAGTGGTGAAAGACAACCTTCGATGGCATCTCGAATGGCATGAGAGCCACAAGGCCGTTCTACGCAAGGAAGTAGTGGACTGCACGGATTGCCGCGCCCGAGTCGCGGTAGACATGTATTCCGAACATCTGGACTGGCACGCCTCGCATCTGTCCTGATTACTCAATCAGCGACGGATTTGGATCGATGGCTGTTTTTGTGAGTCTTGATGCTCTCCAACTCCATGACGAACTCCTGGCCATGCGGCCAGATGAGGCACGCCATGATGCAGACATCTGCCCTTTCTGCGCCGATAAGGCGGCTCAGATTGGTGGCTCCAGCGCGTCCGATCCCTCCGGCCTCGTGCCGTCGGGCGCTTCAACCAATCCCCAAAGCACGGAGGGAGGGATCACCCCAACGATGAGCGACAACGACATGATTTCGCGCGAGACGCACGAAGCACTGGTTGCGAAGGCGCTCGCGGATGCCACGGCAGCACTGGAGACAGCGCTGGCGAACAAGTCTGAGGAAGCAGAGGGTCTGGCGGCCAAGCTCGAAGAGCTCACCACCAGCACCGCCACGCTTTCCGAGGACAACGTGCGGCTGAACCGAGAGCTCGATGCCGCGCAGGTCGCGCTGAAGACGGCGACCGATGAGGTTGCCAGCCTCAAGGAAGAGACCGCCAAGCGTGAGGAGGCTGCACGTCTGGCCGAGATCGCGTCCAAGCGGTCGGAGCAGGTCGAGAACCTCGGGCTGTTCGACAAGGAGTACGTCGCCAAGAAGGCCTCCGAGTGGGCCTCGATGGAGGACTCCGACTGGGCAGAGCGCCTGGAGGAGTGGCAGACCATCAAGCCTGCCGCTGCATCCAGCGAGCCCGGTGACACTGCATCAGCCATGACGGGCGGCGGTGGCCTGACCACCGAGCCCGCCGAAACCACATCTGCCTCGCGCGCCGCGCTGGGCCTCTCCTAGGAAGGAGGTGCTAGACAATGGGTTACTCGCGTAATTTCGGGATGCGTTCCTTCGAGAACATCGTTCGCGATGGTCGCTTCCGTACTGCCGCAGGCAGTGCGCACGTGATCGGCGCTCCGGTCGTTCTCGACTCCAACACCCCAGGATTCCTGGAGGCTGCTGGTGCGGGCGCGGCTCCGGGTCCGGCTGCTGGCGTGGTGGTGTATGAGCACCTCCTGCCTACCGAGATCAAGCAGACCTCGTCGGACCTGAACACGGTCCCCGGCGGTGTCTACGCCCAGATCGTCCATGGCCCCGGTGCCAAGGTCTGGTTCAAGAACACGGCATCGAAGACCATGTACGACGGTGATGTCCATGCCGCCGCTGGCCTTCTCGCCAGTTCAGTTGTCGTCGCCAATCTCAAGCCGGGCGACGCGCTCACGCCGGATGGTTCCGGCAAGTTCAAGGTCGCCAACGGCACCACTGATGGTGAGTGGTTCGTTGTCGAGCAGGCCAACTCTTCGACCGGTGTGGTCGAAGCCCGATTCACGTTCTGAGAGGGGGTTACCTAACATGTCGGCTACTAAGAAGATGGTTGACTCCTTCGGGCGAAGCCAGGAGGAGAACAAGGCTCGTACCGAGATCAACGAGCGTGCCAACGAAGAGGCTCGTGCGCGTTGGACCGACCCCCAGTACCGTCGCGACTTCGCGGCGGATCTGACGGAATCGATCCTGCTGGGCTTCGAGTACGAGACTCTGCTCGATCGGTGGATCACCACCGAGCGGGTCGACTTCAACGGTCGCTCGTACGTCAAGGAGACCACCGGCCTGAAGGCATTCTTCATGGCTCGCGGCGGATACATCGAGGCGTCTGAGATGACGTCCGAGGTCTCCGAGCTTCCGCGCGACATGATCGGTGTGCATGTCTGGGAGTTCGAGGACAAGTTCCTCACGAACTTCGCCGAGTCTGCGCAGACCCTGCGCGATCTCAGCATCCAGCGCATGGACGCCGAGGTGAACCGTCGCGTGCTGACGGTCCTCCAGGAGGCAGTCACGACCGGCGATCCGAACTACACCTCGGCCGCAGGCATCAGCCAGTCCGTCCTCAACGATGCGATCCGCGAGGTGCGCGACAAGACGAAGACCGGCGTGGTCAGCATCATCGGCCGCCCGACCGTCGTCGACCAGATCTGCGACTTCACCGGGTTCTCCAACGAGACCCTCGAAGAGGTTCGTCAGAAGGGTGTTCTCGGCGTCTACCGTGGCGCGCAGATCATCACGATGAAGAACTACTTCGACGAGGACGGCGAAGACTTCATCCCGAACAACGAGCTCTGGGTGATCGCGCCTGACGTCGGCAAGTTCGCGTTCTACGGTGGTCTCCAGTCCAAGGAGTTCACCGAGCTCGACAACTGGTACTGGCACTACCTGGCTCGCCGGGACTCGGGTCTGATGATCCACCACCCCGAGCGCAGCCACCGCTTCATCGACACCAGCATCTAGCCGCTGTCGCTACCGAAGCCCCCGCCCTGAAAATGGGTGGGGGCTTCGGCGTGTTTGGGCTTGACACCATCTTGGCGATCGCATAAGTTCCTCTCACTGCACCAAGACCGGCCCTCGTGAGAGCGTCGGAGCGAAGATCGGAAAGACTCCTCGGAGTCCAACGGCTCTGGGTGCGGCAGGCAAGACGTCGGCCCTCGGGCACGGGTTTAGCCGAGGACCGGCCCTCGTTAGAAGTCCCCGTCAAACGGGACCGAAACGGGGGCCGTTTCCTTTTGCGGGGCCGGGTGGAGAAGGGTGAAGAGCCGAACGTAGCGCCAAGCCGCATGGACCACCCGGTCTCTTTATGGCGTGCCCTAGCCGACATTGGGCCCTTCTGCGCTAATGTTCGGAGATAGCGACTTGGAAGGAGTCACAGTGGCCGGGACGATCACCGACAAGGACAAGGAATTCGTCGAGACGTGGGAGAACATCGCGGTCTCGCGGAACGCCATTGTCAAGCTCGATGCACGCGGCGATGAGAAGCAGGTCGTCATCTCCGGGCCCCGCACCTTCATGGTCACCACCGAGGAGCGGCTCCTCCTTCAGGACAAGATCCGCGATCCCAAGCACGATCCCTTCCTGAATGGCGCGTTCCGCCCTGTGGTCGTCCCCGTAACGGTCAACATCGAGTCGAACCCCAATGCCCTGAGCGACTCCGAGATCAGGTCGATCCTGGTGTCCAGCGATGTCGCGTGGACCGAGTGGATGGCCACCCTGACTTCGGTCGACACGCTTGGCCGCATGGTCACCATGGCGCACGATGTCGATGGCATGTCGCTCAAGCGCTTCGAGCAACTCAAGGAGCGGCTGGCCGAGGTCAAGCCCAAGACTCGCATCGTCCAGAAGGATGCCGAGCAGTACGAGGGAATCCGCACGGGTGGCCGGTCGGGTGACTACCGAGGCACCGCAACTCCCTAGGGACATCCCGTAGGTGGTCCTGCCGATTCACAGGGAGAGCCCACAGACTGGAGTTTCGATGGCCGTCGATCTTACGGACTTCGTTCCTGCGTTGATCCTTGAGGTGAATCCGCCCGGAACGAACACCTTCTCGGCTGCTACGACGACCGAGATGACGATGTACCTCGCCAATGCCTTCTGGGAGGCGAGGCTGGATGGCTTCCTCACCCCGTGGACCTGCGACGAGGACGGGATGATCACCCCGGTCGATCCGGCTGATCCCGATCTTCCCCGCGAGGAGACCACGCTCATCATCATCTACGCGGGGTGCAAGATCCTGCGCAACAAGATCATGAACACGAACACGACCTTCCGCGCGAAGGCTGGTCCCGTGGAGTACGAGACCCAGAACAGCGCCAACATGCTCGTCGAGATCCTCAAGCAGCTTCAGGACACGAAGAACCTCATCCTCCAGCGGTCGGCTGAGTACACGACTCTGGACGAGTGTTTCGATGCGCTGCCCATGCGTGCGTACTACTTCAACCTCACCGCTGATCTGCCGCACCTGATGCTGCCCGGCCCGGCTGGCTACTGATGGCAGGAACGAACGCGTCCTTCAACGCCACCGAGTTCCGCGACGCGATCCACTTCGCGATGCAGATGGGCACGCCGCCCGATGCGACGATCGCCCCGGTCTTCGTCTTTCCTCCCGGCACAGTGACGTACTGGAAGAACGGCGCAGAGGTTCTCAACCCCCCACTGGACCGCGATGGATTCCCCTTCGATCCCGAGATCGAGAAGGTCGTCGTCCCCGCCAAGCGGGTGAGTGTCCCCTGCGCCGTGGAGTACGTGAAGGCCGATGCCGACGAGCTCCCGGTCGGATCCTTCCGCCCCATCAAGGCGATCGTCACGCTGCTCGATGTGGACTACGCACAGGTCGCCGGGTGTCGATCCATGATCGCCAACAGCGACACCTATGCCTACGGGTACGAGCCGGGCGCTGCCGGGCTGTTCGAGGTGGGCATCCACACCATCGTCTTCTACGCCAT